CATCCAATTTTGCCTTCATGTCAAGCAGTTGCTTTTCAAGAGGACTGGTTACTCGTTTCAACATTCCTTCCAAATCGACCGGTTCTGGTTCAGCCTGTTCCGTTCTTGGAACGTACTGGTTTCTCTGTCTACTTGCATCAGCTTCCGTCTGGGTTAATTCAGCCAAAGCCTCATACTGTGTAATCTGAGCTGTAATAGCCTCTGTCAATTTGTCAGGTTCTAAAGTACCCAAAGCGGAGATGTTGGTCTCAATTTTGTTTACCAGCTTCGTGATTGTTGCTGCTTTCAACCCGTACTTTGCGTAAGCCGTTTTGACCGCTTTTTCAATTTCTGTCATGTTTTTAACTTTTATTATAGTTTTTTAACATTTACAAAGATAATAAAATATTTTTAATATGCAAAACTTTTATGTTAAATTTTGCAAAAAAGTTTTTTTTTACTATATTTGTAAAAAATATATTGAATGATAGCTCAAATTTGGAGTGGATTAACATATAAAGGTAAGCCTGTATATACAAATAAATATGCAAGGTGGGTTGAGGCTGAAAATTTACAGAAGGCGCATGACGGTATTGAAATAACGAGTTTTGTTCCACAAGAGGGGTTTCAGGAGGAAGTGTGCTATTGTCCGGCTGATGTTGCAATAATAGGAGGGAAAAGGGGATCCGGAAAAAGTCTTGTAATGAATTTACTCCCTGTTTACGGAATATCAAATCCACTATTTTCATGTCACGGGTTTAGGCGAGAAAAAGCGGATTTAGAGAATGGATTATGGGCTACAAGTCAGGTTTTATATCAAAAGATTGCTGACGGAATGGCCGATATGGAATGGAAGTTTCCGTCCGGAGCAAGGATAACCTATGAGCATATGGCCGATGAGAATAAGGCCGACCAAAGATACCGTGGAGTTGAGATACCTTACATTATAATGGATGAGTTACCTCAATTTAAAATAGATACGTTTTTTACACTTCTGGCAAGTAATAGAAATACAATAGGTATAAGAAATAGATTCGTGGCCTCATGTAACCCCGTTTCGTCTCGCCATTGGGTTCATAAGTTTATCAAGTGGTATATAAATGAAGATACAAAAACTATTATACCGGAGCGTTCAGGGAAAATGCGATACTTCTATAAGTATGGAAAGACTATAGATGAAATAGCATGGGGTAATACTAAAGAAGAAGTTTATAAAAAAGCAAAAGGATATATTGATAATATACTTGACCCAGGAGAAGATTATAAAAAACTGATAGCATCTTTTTGCTTTATAGAGGGTTCATACGCTCAAAATAAAATATTTAAAGCCAAAGATCCATCCTACAAAGGAAGGCTTGCTCAACAGGGCGGTAATCAATCCATAAAAGATATAAAGGGTATATGGGCAGATGATGAGGAGTCTGAGGCGCTCCTTAACCAGGAAGATATTGAAAAACTGTTTACCAATACGCCGCAAACAGACGGACGTAGATGCTGCACTGCTGACGTTGCTCTGGCTGGTGACTTCTTTGTAATGGGAGCTTGGCAAGGTAGGCACCTGGAGGATTTCATAGCATTTCATGGAGTTTTATCAGATACGGCAGTTGATATATGCAGAAATTTCCTTGAGGTTCATAGTATTAGGGAGGAAAACTTTTTATATGATGAAAATGGACTAGGACTGTTCTTAAAAGGATTCCTTAAAAAAGCCAAAGGCTTCAATAACAAACAGGCTGCATCTAACCAAAAGATTTGGAATAATCAGAAATCAGAATGCGCAGAAAAGTTTGTTCAAGGGGTTAAACATGGGAAGTATAGTATAAACCCAGATCTGCGTTTAAGGATGTTTGCGGGCATGCCGTTTGAAGATAGATTGTTGTCAGAGAAAAATGCGCTACGTCGTAAAGAAAATGACGGTGGCAGATTTGAAATAATATCTAAGCCCGACATGAAAAAGTTCGTTGGGCACTCGCCTGACTTAATAGAAATGCTGTTTGAAAGGGAGGGAATAGATGATTCAAAAGGGACGTTCCGAAATGTGGGAATGCTATAATATAATAATGATACAATATGGAAAATTACAGCGTAAATGAGATTTTATTAAAAACACCCTTTAGGCGAATACTGCCAAACCCAGTAGTCTGGTCGGGAATGGATACGTCTGATACAGCCAAAATTCAGGTTCCAGCAAGTATGGCAATGTACCGGACTATAAATCAGGACGTATTTCTTAGGGAGTATTATCCGTCTGGACACCAAATATTAAACCCAGCTTATTATCCGGATCGGCTAAAGGTAGACGAAGATGGCAAGACTTATATAAGTTACGTTCAAAGGTATAGCTCATCATGGCAAAATACAATCACCATAAAGCAACTGACTCACCTTTGTGGCAATCCCATCGTATTTAAAAATGCGAATGTAGATATGCAGGAAAGCCAGGACAAAACTATGACAGCGCTGAAGCAGGGGTGGATTAAAAAGAATTTAGAAGTAGGTTGGTACGAAGCTGCAAAGTCAGTCAAGATAACAGGGGACGGTGCTATTTGCTTTTATCTTAATAAAGGCAAGCTCGGATGGAGATTATTTTCCTATATTAACGATGAGGTCTTATATCCTCATTACGATTCTATTACTGGAAAATTAAAACTGTTCGCAAGGAAATACAAACAATATGAAGAAGACGGAATAAACGTCGTTAATGAATTTGTGGATGTGTATGACGATGCTATGGTGACGACGTATAAACGTGATGTGGCCGGGGGGTCTGTTGTAAAATTTGCTAAAAAACTATTTGGTCTTTCCGGATGGGTGGTCGTCGGTAGGCAATCTCACGGGTTCGATCGTATCCCAGTGGCTTATATGCGTGATAATGGTGGGGCTTGCTGGAGTGGAGTTCAGCCATCTATTGACGATTTCGAAATAGCTGTTTCGCAATTGTTAGAAAATAATCAATCCTATGCGTTCAGAATGTTGTTTTTGAAGGGAGATAATATTGATGTAAGGTACGATGCAATGGGCCAGCCGACGACCGTGCTTGGAGATAGAGAGTCCGATGCAAAATTCCTGGAGAGAGCGGATGCCGCATCTACGTTTGAATTGGCGCTAAATCTACTAAAAGACAACATTCTAACTGGGTCATTTACGGTTTTACCTCCTGACGTTTCGAGTGGAGGTAATTTACCAAGTGTTACCGTGAAGATACTTTACTCACCGGCATTGGAAAAAGGAATGTCGGACGCTAAAGAGTACAATCAATTCGTTGATGATATGGTGGCAATTTTTAAATATGGTTACGGGATCGAAGTTGGTAGAAGCGCAGAGTTTGAAAATCTTGATGTGCAGGGGAGCATAGACCCCTACATCCCGCAAAACGACAGTGAGATTATCCAGAATATAAATGCTTCCGTAACATCAAAGTCTATCTCAAGAGAAACCGGTAATGAACTCCATCCGTATTCTGCATCCAATGAAAAGGATCGCATAAAAAAGCAAGACGAGGCTGATGCGAAGAAAGAGGAAGATTTAGCAGCGAAGAAGGTTGCTGATGCGGCAGGAAATACTGGAAGCGCCGGGATGAATGAATTTAATCAAAAGGAAGAATTGAATGCGGCGTTGACGAAATAAGATTGGCTGTTATGGATAAAAGCAAACCCCGTCATGTAGGAAATGGCGGGGTTTTTGCACGTATGAAAAGATCAAAGTCGAAAATAGTAATATTAAAACCAGCAATAATGGTGTATTGCTGGTTTTTGGTAAAGCAAAAGTTGTAAATAAAAAAACGCAAGAATGAAATACTACAACCTTTCAAGTGTTTTTCCGCTTTCGGTCATAATAAAATACGAATAGGTCATATTCTTATTATTATTCATAATAAAAAATATCAATTCATTTTCTCCGCATAATACCGCCCTCACATTTTCAGTGTCACCGCCAGCGTTTTCTTTGGCAATTCTGTCAAATTCTTTTGAGCAGCCTTTTTCGATTTTAGTGTAAGCATTTCCAAGTTCAAAATTCTCAATTACCTGTTCAAAAGGAGACTTTTCATCCTCCCGCGTTTCTTCGATAATTCTTAGCGTGTACATTTATATATAAATTTATTTATCCCATCCGATTCCCAGCACGGACAGATGGCTGTATATTTTGTGTACCCGGTGCGACTCGAACGCACGACCTCTGAATTAAAAGTCCAAGGCTCTA